ATTTATATTTTTCTATCCTGTCAAGAACACCATGTTTTTTGAGAACTTCTCTTGTTTTAATTTCTTTAATTGATTTAGTTGAACCCCCATATCTGTCTGCAAGTGGAGAGCCAGGATTTGAATGTGCAATTTGTTCTAACCTTTCATTCATACCACCATCAATCTTTTTTGCTGTTAAAGTAATATGATCCCCAACAAAAGCTACTAAAGCTGGTCTTTGGATGATATGAGGATTATCTAACTTGTACTGATCAAGCTCAGAAATTTTCATAAATTCCTCAAATTCTTCTTCAGTTTTTTCGTTGTAAAAATTATACGTTGGCATTAAAGTCAAACTCCAATTGACCTGACTCATCAGGTATTTGTTTTTTCAAATAATTAACTTCTTCATTCAACTCTTTTATTCGAATGTATGCATTATATAATTGTTTTTGTTGAGTTGCAATTTCTTGTTCCATAGCAGAAATGTGTGTCATGAAATGATTCATTATTTCTCCGTTAAGTTAAAGAAAAGGATGTATGATTATCACTAAACCACTTTGGTATTGCTCTGTTTTTCCATTTTGCAAAGTCTGATTTCTTTACTATGTAGTAGGTTTGATATGCTGACACCGTATCATCAGTTTTACAATCATCAGGCATACATTGTGGTGGATCACTAAACTCATTGTGAGGAATGTTTGTTGGCAAATCCTTGAGAAAATTTATGTAGCCTTCACACGCATGTTCTCTACCATAACGATGTGTATATTCTTTAAGTAAATTAATCCACAGAGAATATAACCATTTGTAATTTGTTTTAGATTCCCGAACCCATAGGTTTGAAGGGTGATTGATATGTGATGCTTTCATTAGATTGTCTTCCATCACTTTGTCTTCTAATTTCCAGCGTTTAATCTTTCTACCGTTCTTGGTTAGACCATAATATTGAGTACCGTCAAGTACACGATGAGCTGTTGACATAAGCTGAGCATACTCAATCACCATTTTACAAACGTGTTTGTCACAATGCATCTTGGATGCAATCTTAGGATCACGATCTACATAAAATATATTCATTTGGTTCTCTTTTTATCATTCAATAGTAACATTTTACCAAGCTTCTCATCAATTGTCAAGACCCTTTCAGTCTCAATCATATCAATAATTAAAGAAGTAATGCCCACTTCTTTACTGAGCTCACCAATTTTTCGTTCCAACTTTATAAGAGTTTCTTTATAGTAATCTATCTCTTGTTGTTTGCGAAGCCTTTGCTCAATTAAATCTGATAAAGATATTATATTATCAGACATATTTATTTTTCCCAACGATAAAAAATATGATCTTGTATTTCTACAGTTTTTGTTTTTGTTTTTGCCCAAGAAGGATTGACATAATCGGCGTGATAGTGCGTAGCACCATCAGTAATATCTAAGTACAACAACTTATTGCTTAATATTGCATCTGCAAAATCTAACATTTTCGCATAAGTTTTTTTATTTCTTGGTTTATCACTTTTACCATCACAATACCAACTAAATTGACATTTATGTTTAATGGGAAATGAAATTTTAGGGTCTTTCCATGATGGTCGAGTCGGGCCTTGTTTTACCACTCCACATATAGTATTAGGAAACCTTGAGTCATTAACTCTGTTCATTACAACAGTAGTCACCGCAAGTTCCCCAGCAGTACCCTGACCCCTTGCTTCGTGATACATGTTGAGTGCAAGACATTCTACCGATTTAGACTTTACATCTTCTGGTAAAGGTTGAGCAACTGCACCAACAACACCAAACATTGTGCCGACCACTAGCTGTTCAATTCCATTCATTATATTAAAGACCCTTTTTATTATACTTAGTTTTTAATTCCATTTCTGCGAGGTCATCAACCATTCGCAGGGCCTGGCATCTGATGGTAAACAGCGTGGTCATCTACCATAAACTCATCAGTCCAGTTGAAAGCTTCCTTTACAACATTTGCTGACAAACCCTTATACATTTGATGGAGTACACCATCTTTTGCAGCTACAAGAACGTCTGCTTCAGATTCGTGCAAACCTTCAAGCATTTGAACAAACATTGTTTCTCTTTTACTCTGAGATAAATCACCATTACCACCCTTAATATAATGATATAGTTTTCTAGACTCATACGCAAGAACACTATGTTCAGTGCCAGCTGGTGCTTCGTTTCTTTTGAAAGGAACTTCACCTTCTGGTAATGCCCATTTGATTTTGGGATCAAATGATGCCTTGATAACCATTCTTAGTGCTTGGCTATCATGCTCTTTTAACAGAGCAATCTTGTTTTGTTTTGTTTTTGCTTTGGACACCTTGTCCAAAATTTCTGATATTAATAAGTCCATTCTAAAATTCTCCTATAGATTCAGTTAGAGTTTTTAACCTCGTTTTAATAAAATAGTTCAGTAGTTTACTACGATCATTAACTGGTGCTTCCTTATATTTATGTATTATCTCAGACGACAATTCTTCTGGACAACAAGTAAGATCAATCAATTTTTTATTTCTTTGGTAGTTACGTTTTACTTCATCATTAGGCAACACATCATCAATGTTATTGTCAACCCAAGATGAAATCTTTTTAGCACCTAACGGGCGTTGGCGCAATCCTTCAGTAAATGTATTATCTGGTGATAACACATTAGGTATGCCATCACTAGTATCACCCTTGAAAATATGTTCTTGAAGATAGGTAACAGGATTTTCTCCGTCTACCATTTTCTTAGTAATCGGACTATACTGTTTTACATTAGGATACTTTTGTAATTGAATAAAATCTTTATCACCAGACAATATCATAACTTCATCACAGGATTCTGCACTAAGAGTGCCAATAATATCATCAGCCTCTGCACCATATACCTCTACAAACTTGTAAGGCATATTCTCTGAGAATTCTTTTTTGATTTTATTAAGGCACTCAAAGATAGCATCCCAATCGTGGTTTGATTTCTTTCTGGTAGTTTTGCGAGAAGCTTTATACTCTGGATAATAGTCGCGCCTCCAATAGTGTTTGGAATCATAGCACAATACTAACTCACCAAACTCAGACTTAAAACGAGTACGATACATTCGTAACGAATTCAAAATCATATGGCGAACCATATTATCATCTGGTTTAGTTTCTTTGGTCATATGCAAATGCATCATAACACTTGCAACTGAAATTTGACTCATATCAACTAAAATCATTATTCTTCATCCTTATGAAGTGATTCAATGGTTTCTCTCAACTGTTCCATATCAACTTCAGTATGCTTTTTTCCATCATCATCATAAACAACATTAACAAATGTATCTACAATGTCATGTGTGGGGTAATCCATTAACATTACTCTATATATCAATCCTCTCGTAAACTCAATTATAATACCAATGTCTTGTATAAACTTTTCATTATCAACTACAATTTCGTGGTTATGACACATTTGAATCATGTGAACAATTAATTCTTGTGTTAAATTTTCAGCAAACGCTTTTTTTATTTCGAGGTCTATTGCAATTTCGTCAATTTGTTTTATGGGTGTTTCTTTCCATGGCCCCTTAATAACTTTGCCAAGTTCATTATCTTCTTCCAAATCATTAATCCTCTTCGTCAGCCATTTCCTCAGTCCACACATAACCCAAATCGGGATAGAGTACACCAACAGTTCTTTTTGGTTGACCTTTCTTGGGCCCATACCAATAGTATGATAATGCTACACACCGCCGTTTTACTTTATTCTGTTGATATTCTCCATAAAAATCATCAACCCAATCACCAGTACGAAGATAAGATTGCATATTGCGAACATATCCTTCGTGGGTAGCAAGTTTTGCAGCTGCACCTTTAATGTTCTGTCTTACAGATATGCGCTGAACTTTTGCAAGGTCTTTCTGTGTCTTAATCCAATTTTTAACTTTATCGGGGTGTAATTGATGTTCATCTTCTAAATGTTTTACACTAGTATGAACACCAGTTTTACCATAGTCGGGGTTCTTTGCAGCTCTTGCAGCTCTTGCTTTTGCAAGTCGTTCACTTGCAGCTTTCTTCTGTTCCTCGGTCATAGGTTTGCGAGGTTTACGTTTCTTGGGTGCTTCCCATTTACTATTATCCGTAGTAGCAATTATTTTCTTTCGTGCCATATTACTATTTACCCCCTCTAGAAAATTTTTAGTATTTGATTTAATATCCAAGTTCATCTTTTCTTTTCTTTAATTCTCTTTGTTGTCTACGAATTGAAGCTGCTTTACTTTTTCTACGTTTTGTTCCTCTTGATTCATAAAACTCACGCTCTCTAAGTGTGTTGAAAAGTCCGTCTTGTTCCAGTTTCTTTTTCATACTTCGAATAGCTTTATCCACATTGCCTCTGCGAACTTCTACTTTCATTTACCAATGTCCTTTACATTTGCTTTTGGTATTACTTGATATGCACCTTTATTATATGCAGGCGCAATAGTATAATTTGCTGATATTTTTAGTCTTTCGGAATTGTCTTTTTTGGTGCAACTATCTATGTTGCCCATGTCCATACGACTAGGTATGTATTTTGTTTCTCTACGATACACATTCTCGTGACCTTTCCATTCGACAAACTTCTTAGGTTTATTTTTGAGTTGATCGGGGTGACAGCCGTGTTTACGAAGAAAAGCATCGTATTCAGCACGTGCTGCAAGAATTCTCTTGTTTTTGGTGGGTTTCTTTTTGCGTGTACTATTAGAGGTATAATATACAGGCATCATATGCATAGTCATAATATAAAATATACTCTATTTGGAATAAAAAGTCAAGTACCTTTGATGTGGTTTTCAATAATTTCCGATATTTTAATTAATTCTTTATCGCCAGAATTATCTAGTCTGGTTTGAATAAATCCGTCTTCTTCTAACTTGTCAAGAACCCAACCCACAACTTTTTCGTGCAGAGTATTATTTTGAATATATCTACCGATAGAATATGATATAATAATAGCACCCATTGCTAGTATTGTGTGTGTAAAAGCATCCATAATAGTATTTATGTTTCGTATTTTCCTACTGGTTTATAAAAATTTCCTTATGCAGCCAACGCAAGTTTTACTTCTGGTCTGTAGTACAGAGCTTTATAACGTGGTGGGTACTTCTCTTTTGCTTTCTTTAAAGCAACCATTTCCCAATCAAACTCTTGTTTGTAGTCTTTCAAATCACGATGACACAAAGCATACTCTTTGATCTTTAACCTACTTAAATTCTTCTCTTCGTTGTTGAGAAGTATTTCAGTAATGTCAGCACACCACATTCTATAGGTTTCCATCGCATCTTTTGGAACATACTCTGAAACTAGAGCTGCATGATAGAGTCTTATGAAAGTTTCATAATCAACTGCGTCCATCACAATATCAAATATTTTAATTTCTGCATTTTTGTTAGACAGCGTATTCCACTCACATTTAGAGTTGATTACATGATCATGACTTGACACAGTTTTTTTCTGAGGTTGGTCACAAAAGAATTCAAACTTCATATTTTTACTCACTTTTTTCATCTTATATAGCTATATTAACACACCGAACAGGGTTTGTCAAGGCCTGATTAGATATATTTTGAATTAAACTCAAATCGCCACTCGTCAATATTCATTTCAAAATACTCTTTTATGTAACTTTCATCAACAATTTCCATACGTTCTTTGACGTATGCGATTACATTTGAGAGAATTGCTTCTTTGCTGGTGATGTTTTCTACATCTGAAAGTACCTCTGCAGCTGCATCAATTGTGTACTCTTCCATGTCCATCACCCAATTTTTCACTCGACTCATTTAGTCACCTCTTTTTTCATCTTATGTAACCATTATAAGGGATTGGACAGGATTTGTCAAGGCAAATCGCTGAGCGTAAGTTATTGATTTCTAACGAGGTTTGAAAATAGTTATCAATTCATCCTTACCTTTGACCTTAATTTTGTCCAATTCGACACCTTTTAGGTCATCTGGTAGCTGTTCTTGGGTATATGATGAGTAAATCGTATTGACAATACCGCCACCGCGAGTCTTATAGTTACGAGTAGATGCCTCTAATCTTGCAGCCAGATTGACTGCATCACCGATAACCGAATAGTCAAATCTGGTGCTACTACCCATATTACCCACAATACACGTTCCTGTATTGACGCCACTACCGATATTAATCTCTGGTAGTCCTTTCTCCTTCCATGCAGCCTTTAGGTTCTCAGTCTCCACCGCACACTCCATAGAGGTACGAACTGCCATTTCTGCATGGTTCTCACAATCCAGTGGTGCGTTCCAAAATGCCATAATACAATCACCCATATACTTGTCTACCGTTCCACCATTATTCAAGACTATCTTAGTCATACGATCTAGGTAATCATTGATACAGTCAACTAACCCCTCTGGGTCATCATTGTTTTTGTAGTGTTCTGATATAGGAGTGAACCCAACAATGTCCATAAAGAGAAAGCTCATCTCTCTACGTTCACCACCAAGTTTTAATGCCTCTGGATTTTTCTGTAAAACCGCAACCTGTCTTGGGTCAAGGTAATGCTCAAACTGTTTCTTAATCTGTTGACGCAATCTAAATTCTTCCATGAACCGTAGGAAAGCTGCAACCGACCAAACCACAAACATAGTCAGAACAGGGTATGACCAATCTATTAAATAACTATATTCGGTAAATAGGTATGAACTACCATAGTAAGACCCTGCAAGGAACAAAGGTAGAAGTATTGCACCGAAATACCAACTTAGTGTTAACACCACGGCAGTTAGTACCAATGATGTTACTAGGGTAACTGACAGCTCTGCTAAGTCAGACCAGAATGGCCTTGTGATGTTTCTTCCTGTCATCATAGTTGTTATAGATGCAGCTATCAAATCATGACTTTGAATAACTCCAACTGGTGTTGCAACTGGATTATCAATACCAGACGCAGTTGGTGAAAGTATAACAATCTTTCCGTTGAAATTTAATTCTTCAAATAATTCGTTTATATACAATTTGTTTAGTGCATAGGTTTTTGTTTTCCATTTGAAATCAATCCAGACTGCACCATTCGCATCAGTCAGTACCTTTTTGTATTTTGGTATGCGTAGTGCTTCGATACCACCCTCACCAGTTTTCATCTGGTAACTGAGATCACCAGCAGCTACTCTTAATATCTCCATAGATAATGATGGGTATAGTTGTCCGTCTATCTGAACTACTAAAGGCATTCTACGAACTACACCATCACCCTCTGGTGCAACTAACATCATACCAACACCTATTGCTGATTTTGCAAAAGGTTCTATTGGCCCAACCGCACCTGTATAGTTATACACCCAAGGTTGCCATGGCGTACCTATTGTTGCTACTCCTCTGGAAATAGGATTGCCTTTAGTTTCGTTTGCTGGTATTTGACCTATGATGGTGGGAGTCTTCTTCAACATTTCATCAAATTGTTGATCACCACCCATTCTATCTGCATCTGCAAACAGTATAGGCACTACAACAATTGCAGCTCCCATACGATACAACTCTTCAATATCTTTTGCTAATTCATTTCTAGGCCATGGCCATTGACCACGTTCTCTTATAGATTCATTATCTATTTCTACTGTTACAATTTTATCTGAGATTTCTTCTTGTTGTGTTCTTTGATGTTGATCTAGTGCTTTCATTCGCACCATGTCCAGAAACCAAGGGTCTACAAAACGTATACCACAAAATATAATAATAACCAAGATAGAGATAATCCATTTTTTCATACTAATTTCCTTGTGTTAGTGTTACTCCACAACCGCCAGACGTTTGACAATTTTGTGTTAAACTATACGATTGATTAGTGCTACCCTGTTGTTTTAAATCTAAATCTGTGTGATAACTTCCTGTTAAATCTATTGTCGCAGTATGAGCTCCACTATCTTTCTGAATTATAGATTGTTCGCCACCATCAGTTCGCACAGTCATATTTAATGTTTTATTTCCGTTACCATTTTGTTTTACAAAAATATCGTTATTTTCACCGCCATATGTATATAGTTGGACATAATGATCTGCATTTCCTGTACCTGTTTGTTGTCCTATTTTAATCGTGTTACCACCAGAATGTAAATCTAGATTAGTGGTATGTCCACCATATTCTTGAGAACTAGTTCCAGAACAAGACGTAGATGTACTGCTGGCAAAAGAAGCTCCTTGACATACATCAACAGTATTACCATTGCTAGGTATATGAAATCCTATTCTGTTTGAATCTGAACCAGTTGTATTATACTGTTTAAATCGTAATGTATTATCAGAACCATCTAAATCGCCGCCCCAAGATTTACCAGAACCCCAATAAGAAACCCAACTAATTGTATTATTGTTTCCCTCTTGATGAAAATCAAGTGTATTATCATCATGAGCCATAGACAAGTTGACAGCATTGTCATTGCCGTCTTGATTAATAGTTATCGTTGTATCGTCACTAGTAGTAATTTGTTCTATGAATACACTGTTGTCAGCGTATGCAATACTACTCAGACTGATAGATAACAATATTATTAGTAGTTTCGTCATCTGTCGTTATCTCCGGCACAGGTATTCCACCTTGCGTCAAATTAATTACATAACCCCAATCAGCGTTTAGTCTTAAATGTACCTCACTACTTCCAACATGTCTAATTATTTCTAAGCGTGAACCATCACGAAGCGTATTGACTTGAGTTGCTTTGTTGAACCCACTTGTTCTACCATCTATCATTTCTGACTGTGCGGTCAGTGCAATCAATTGGTCTAATACATTCATCAACAAATCTACATCTAAAGGATTAATATCCAATTCAGTAAATTCTAATTCGTCTTCATCAAGTTCATTTTCATCTAACACTTTATACTCTAAGAAATCTACATCTAACAAGTTATTTGAACTATTAATGTTTCTAACTATTTCTATAAGTTTTTCTTTTGGTGGTTTGATTATTAATAGATTATTAATCTGGTCTAAAGATAAATCAAGTACAACTGGTTTAGTTGGCATACTTTCACCATTTGTAACCAGTGTAGATTGAAATGCTTGATTGAGCATAACTTGACCAGCTTCACTCTCTACTGAAATTTTACCCACTGTTCCGTCTGCATTGGGAAGCAGAATAATCAAAGACTTTCCGACTTCATCAACGGTCATACTGAACGCAGTTCCAAGAACACCTATTCGTGCTGTTGGAGTACGAATATCAACATTTTGAGCATTCAGTTTTGCAATGTTACCACTTGCATATCGAACTGTTCCCAATGCGACATTCAGTACAAGTTTAGACCCACCCTTATTATTTGGGTCGTACACAAAGTCATCTATTACCAATGAACTGTGCGGGCTTATTGCCACATTTGTATTGTCTACAAATTTTATGCCAACGTCACCATTTCCTGTACGGACATTATCTTTAAATTCAATACCAAAGTCTTTTTTCAAAGCAAGTTTATTCTTTGCTCTCTCAACTGAGGCATTTCCTTTTTGTTTTACTACATTACCAATAGTGTCTGACAGAGCAATATTGCTCATCAGCATCAAAAGTGTAAAACTAATCGTCCATAGTAACCGTAACATTATGACCAGACCCCACTGTTGTCATAGAGGTTGTGCCGTCATACGCACCACCTTGAGTAATCGCAAATGTGCTAGATGCTCCTGTATGATGTAGAGTTGTATCTTGGTCAGCTGCACCAGTATGTGTTGATGTAATAGTATTGCTAGAACCGATTGCAGTAATGTTTGTTACCTTTTTATCACTACCAGTTAGTGATGCAGTACTGTTTTCATTAATGGTTATAGTATTGCTATCACCAGTTGCAGTCAAATCAATATCTGCATCATCAGATGCAGCTGAGTTACCTACGTTGACAGTAGTTGTGTTTGAACTACCTGTGATCGTTTCAATAATACTATTGTCAGCTGACGCAGAGTTAGCACCAACCGATACAGTAGATGTATTACTGCTACCTTCTTGTTTAAGTGTGAATGTTTGTGTCGCACCCACAACAGAAGCTGCAATGGTATTTGTATTACCAATTTGGTCAATATCCAAAGTCTGATTGTCACCTGTTAAAGTAACTGCCGTAGTTGAATCACCAAACTTATTGGTCTGTCCGTCTTGATTAACATTTGCAGTAAGACTTGCGCCTGACTGTGTAATGTATACATCGCTTGCATAACTTTCTCCCACTCCCCACATAACAAAATAAACGAGAGCAATTAATACAAGTATGCTAGATATAATCGTTTTCATTTAGTTGTCTCCTTATTTAAATTTCCATAGTTCTTTTTCTATCCCTTCCTCAATTATCTGACTTACACAATGTTCGATTGCTTTACGAACTGCATAAGATGTAGACTCATTCTCAGTAACGCCAGCTTCAACTTCTAACAATTTAGTACCCATGTCTAAAAATGTGAAAAGACTTACGCCAACTTTAGCACTTAATATAGTTTTTTCGGAGCTTACTGCAAGTAAAACTTCACCTGTTTGAACAGATATTAATCGTAGACCAACCGACACCATATCTCTACGGTATTCAACTTGTGGGCCTACTCCCAAATATCTTGCACCAGCACCTCCAGTTTCTATATTAGAATCATAACCAACAATTCCACCAGCTACGAAAACACCAGCAAAAGTTAAAGGCCTAACTTTTTTTGCATTTTCACCATCATAAGTGGTTCTTGT